TTAATGGAGGATTTTTACATCCCTGTTAGAGGTAATGATCAATCAACTAAAATAGATACATTAAAAGGATTAGAATATAATGTTATTGATGATGTTAATTTTTTAAGAGATGAAATGTTATCAGCACTTAAAGTACCTAAAGCATTTTTTGGATTTGAAAAAGATTTATCAGGTAAAGCAATGCTTGCAGCAGAAGATATACGTTTTGCTCGTACAGTTGAACGTATCCAACGTATAGCTATATCAGAATTATATAAAATAGCATTAATACATCTATATGCTCAAGGATATGATGGTGAATCATTAACTAATTTTGAATTATCATTAACTACTCCTTCAATTATTTATGAACAAGAAAAAGTAGCATTATGGAAAGAAAAAGTCCAGTTAGCTAAAGATATAACAGATAGTAAATTATTACCATCAGATTGGATATATAATAATGTATTTGAATTTAGTGAAGATCAATATAATGAATATCGTGATTTAGTTATTGAAGATAAAAAACGTGAATTTAGATTAAATCAAATTGAAAATGAAGGAAATGATCCGTTACGTTCAGGTAAATCATTTGGTACTCCACATGATTTAGCATCATTATATGGTAAAGGTAGGACAGGTATGAACACAAATGGTGAAGTACCAGCTGATTATGATGAAAAATCACCTATTGGTCGTCCTATTGAAAAAGCATCCATGATTAATACACAACAAGATCCATTAGGTCGTGATAGATTAGGTAAAGGTGAAAATGGTTCAACCATGGATTTAGTTAACAATAAAGCACTACAAGAATATTATAAAATTAAAGATATATTGCCTAAGAAAACATTAATGTTCGAACAAGAATCTGAGTTGTTAAATGAATCTAATATTAGGGAAGAAATTATTTAATATATTTATAGAACGTATATATACCAACAAATGAGTAAAATAAAAAATTCAAAGTATAAAAATACAGCTATACTTTTTGAGTTATTAATTAGGCAAGTAACAAATGATACTATAGCAGGGAATGATTCCCAAGCTATTAACTTAATTAAAAAATATTTTTCTAAAACTGAATTAGCTAAAGAACATAAGTTATATCAATCCTTAATAAATAATAAGAATTTATCAGAAACTAAAGCTAATTCTGTTATTGATAATGTAATAATGCTATCAAAACGATTAAACAGATCAACCATACGCAGAGAAAAATATAATTTAATTAAGGAAATTAAAGAAAATTATAATTTAGATTCATTTTGTAAGAACAAAATAAATAATTACCCTCAATACGCGGCTGCATATATATTAATAGAAGCTTATAATTCTACGGATTTTATAAATCCTGATAGTATAATTGAGAATAAAAATACATTATTAGAACATATATGTTCTAAGGATATTAAAAATAAAGAAGAAGATATTTATGAAGAATATGAAAAATTAGATTCAAATACACGCATTTTAGTATATAAATCATTATTAGAAAAATTTAATGATAAATATTCTAATTTAAATAACAAGCAAAAAATAATATTAAAAGAATACATTAATAATATAGGTAATGTTTCTAATTTAAGAGAATTCGTAAATTTAAACTATAAAAATATAAAATCTGAATTACTTAAACTTTCTAAGAAGGTAGATGATAAAACTTCTTTAATTAAGTTAACAGAGGTAATTAATCTTCTTAAACCTTTAGAAAAAACAGAAAATGTTAAAGACGAAAATGTGGTATCATTACTACAATATTATCAACTTATTGAAGAGCTTTCTAATTTAAAATAATGAGTAATATAATATCAAAAATATTAAATGAAATTCTTGAAGAAGAAGGAAATATAACTGGTCCTGGAGAAGCTACTGCAACATCAAAATTGTTTAAAAAAGTGAATAAATCACCAATATCTCCTAAAACAGGTAGTGGTTGGGATATTAAAAATCCGAATAAAAGCAATGTAAACAAAAATATAAATATTCCTTTATGTGAATTAGAAATAGAAGAACCACCTGAAGTTACTAAAGCAGCTGAACGTTTAGCTATGTTGCTTAACAGACATGGTAGATTTGGAGCTTTAAATAATACATCTGATTCAATATTAGATACCATACTAAATAAAAGATGTAATGAGTTTGATGAATGGTTTGAAGTATCTAATGCTTCAGGTTTACCTGAAGATAAAAATATAAGAAATGTTTTAATGACTTGGAGAAATCAAGCATATAATAAATTTAAACAAAATGTTAAAAATTCAAAAAATTTAAGTGAACTAAGGACTCACACTAAATCAGGTTTAGATTTAGATAAAAATAGTTCATGGGCTAATAACATAATGAATGAATCAAGAATTATTAAATTAATTCAAAAAGCGATTTTAAATGAAGCTTCATATAGTCAATTTAAAAAAGAAGTAAAATTCAGAAGTAAAAATGAAATGCTTCATAAAGGTATTAAAACTATTAAATCTAAATTACAAGAAGTAGATAGAATAGTTGAATATATAAATAGAATGAAACAAGAATTAAGTGAAAATGAAGAAAGTATTCAATATTGGGATAAAACGAAACAATCAATTAATAAAATACAAGAATTAGTAGAAACACTTAATAATAAAATCAAAGAATTATGATAAACGAAATACGCCAAATTTAATCAAATACCCAAAAATCAATTAATATTTAATGAAAAATATAACAAATTTATGTATTGAATTACAAGAAGGTAAAATAAGTAAAAAAGATTTTTTGCGTGAAGCACGCATAACATTTCCTAATTATATTACTAATGTAAATACATTTAATGATACAATTAAAATTCTAAAAAATAAAAATTTAATTGCTGAAGAATGTAATTGTGAAAGTCAATTAGAATTAGAAGAAGCAATTCCAAGGGATAAAGAACATGATGATCCTATAAATAATCTCAAAACACCAGAACGTTCTTTAACAATAAATCATGATACAGTTGAACCAGCAGCACCTAGCGAAGAAGATTTAGAAATATTACGTAATTTAGATATGCATGATAATAAAAATGAAGATGAATGGAAAATAGATAAAGACGATTATGACATTGAACAAGACTATGATGATGATTCAGAATTGATTGATTTTGATAATGATTCATTATATGAAGCTAAGGAGTCTAAATTTAAACCAATGGGTGCTAAATATGATGGCTCAAATTCAAAATATAATGGTATTGAGGGTGGTGATGAAGTAGATCCTTTAGAACAACAAATTGGTATGCGTTATGAAAGATCAATTGATCCTACAGGAACAACTGAAAAATGGATGAGAAAAGTTACTCTTAATTTAAATAAACAACCTCGTTATTATACTCAATTATCAATGGCTGGTTGGGATGTTAAAAAAATCACACCTGATGCTAAAAAACGTATTGATTTACCTATTGAATTAGATAAAAAAATGTCTAATACAACTGATAAATTAAATAAAATGGAAAATCCTAAAGGTATAGAAAGATACAAAGCATCTGCTAATAAAGTTAAAAAAGAAATAACACCTAAAATTAAAGTTAAAGATTTAACTCATAAAGCTATTAGAGCTAAAGGTATTAAAGGTGTAATGGATATGACAGGTGGTAAAATGAAAAAAGTTAAAGCTATTAATGAATTAGGAATAAATAAAGGTATATTAGACCAAGTACAATCGTTTATTAATATAAATTTTCCAGATATTAAAAATGAAATCAAATTAACTGAAAAAAAAATGAAAATTTATTTAAAATATTCTTATTGGGATGAATTACCTTCAAATGTGTTAAATGAGTTAGAAACTAAATTTAATATTGAAGTAGAGTCTAGTAATGAAGGTGAAGATGGTATTAAAACATATTATGTATTATCTCCTAAAATTACTTCAAAAATGATGCAAGAAATAAAAAGAAGAATTAAAAAATTATTTAAAAAATAATGAAACAGTTATTAATAGATACAATACCATTTAATTTTAGTATAAATTCAAATATAAATGAATCAAAAACTGGAACAGGTCGTATGATTGTTAGAGGTAAAATACAAGAAGCTGAAGCAGAAAATGGTAATGGTCGTAGATATCCTAAAGCTATATTAGAAAGAGAGTTTAATAAATACAATGAAGGACCTGTTAAAAATAGAACGGCGTTAGGTGAATTAGATCATCCAGATTCATCCATTATTAGTTTGAATAATGTTTCTCATTTAATTACTAAGATATGGTGGGAAGGAAATAATGTAATGGCTGAAATAGAATTGTTAAATACACCCTCAGGTAGAATAGCACAAGAAATTGCATCTAATAATATACCTTTAGGTATATCAACTAGAGGAATGGGCTCAGTTAAACAAGTAAGTGAAAGTACTGTAGAAGTACAAGATGATTTTGATTTATTGTGTGCTGATTTAGTTTCAACTCCATCTACAAATAATGCATATCAATATAAGTTAAATGAAAATTTAAATCATGTTTCAGATAATAAGTATAGTAAAATTAACAATATTATTACTGAAATTATTTGTAATCAAACCGGTGTCTGCTGTCTTTGTTAATATAAATATAATTGGGGTTTGAAAGTATAAGACAAACTAATAAATTATTGGGAAATCTCCATATGGTTGAACAATAATAATAATAAATTTAAGAAATAAACTTAAATTGACACATTAATTTATATGGAAATATAAATAAATTAAAACGTTTCTGAAAAGAAGCGTTTCTTTTTTACTGGTTTTGACTTTGCTATATATTTATTAATAACCCCAATATATCATTATCTTATATGATATGGTTTGTAAAATAATACTATTAAGATTACAATAATCTTATTTCCAACAAAAAAATAATTAAGGAACATGTCAAAAAACATATTGCAAGAAGCAATAGCTGATGCTAAAATGATTCGTGAAACAGCATTAAAAAATGCAAAAAATGCTTTAGAAGAAACATTAAAACCTAAACTTGAAAAAATGATGTCTAGAAAATTAAATGAAATGGATGAATTCGGAAATGATGAATTCGGAAATGATGAATTCGGAAATGATGAATTCGGAAATGATGAATTCGGAAATGATGAATTCGGAGAAGATATTGATTTATCTTCAATCCTACAAGAATTAGAAGACGATTTGAATAAAGTTGAAGACGACGATGATTCAGATAAAAGCAAAAGTAAAAGTAAAAGTAAAAGCAAAGATAAAGACGATAAAGACGATAAAGACGATAAAGACGATAAAAAACCATCTAAACATAAAAAATACTCAAGTACAGAGAAAGATGAAGATGAACAAAAATTATCTGATTTATCAGTAGAAGAATTTACTTCACTTATTCAATCAATAGTTAGTAACGAAATGAATTCAGAACCAGAAATGGGAGGAGATAATTTAGATGATTTAGAAATGGATGATGATTTAGAAATGGATAATGATTTAGATGATAGGAATAAATTTGGAATGGAAGACGATTTAGATAATAGAATGCCTGGAGGTAGTAGAATGCCTGGAGATAATAGAATATCTGAAGATGAAGATGAGTTTAATATTGATGAAATATTAGATGAATTAGAAGATATGGACAAACCCTCAACTACATCTATACCAAGTTTAAATGAAAATAAAAAATTAAAAAGAAAATTAATGGAAGCATATAAAGCTGCTAAAGTTTTACGTGCTGAAATTAACGAAATTAATTTATTAAATGCAAAATTACTTTATGTAAATAAAATATTTAAAGCTAAAAATTTAAACGAAGGCCAAAAACTAAAAGTTATTTCATCATTTGATAATGCAACTAGTGTTAAAGAAGTAAAATTAGTATTCAATTCTTTAAGTTCTAATTTAATGAATTCTATTAAACCTAACAGAAAAGCAGCTATTAAAGAAAACTTAGGATTTGCTTCAAAACCTTTAGGAATGTCTCAAAGAAAACCAATTTTAGAGGTTAATGAAAGTCTTTCAAGAATGCAAGTCTTAGCTGGTATAAAAAAATAAAAAAACAATAAAAACAATAAAAACATTAAAAAAACAATAAAACAAAATGAATATACAACAATTACTTGAATCATCAAATCAATTTAAAGTGGTTCAAGAAGACTCAAAAAGATTAGCCTCAAAATGGGCTAGATCTGGCCTTTTAGAAGGTATTAAAATCGATAACGAAAAAAATACAATGGCAATGTTACTTGAGAACCAAGCTAAACAGTTAATTGTAGAAACTAACGTTGGTGGTGGTACTAATAGTCAGTTAGGTGGAAGTTATAATTCCGAAAACTGGGCAGGAGTAGCTTTACCATTAGTACGTAGAGTATTTGGAAATATTGCAGCCAAAGAATTTATCTCTGTTCAACCAATGAACTTACCATCTGGTCTAGTATTTTACTTAGATTTTAAATATGGTAATAATGTTGCTCCGTTTAAAGCAGGAGATTCACTTTACAGTGCTAATCCAACTACAAACGTAACAGATATTGATGCAACATCATCATTATATGAAGCTGGACGTTTTAACTATTCTATTAATCCATTTAAATTATCAGGTTTAACTGGTGTTACTGGTTCTGTAACATGGGCTGATATTAACTATGATACTACTTATAATACAGCTTCATTGAAAAAAATATCAGTTGTAGCACCTGCTATCACTGCTTCTATGGATGCCAATGCAGTTAGATCATTTGTTATAAGTTCAGGTTCTGTAGTATTAGCTTCTGATATTTTACAACAATTTACAGCTTATAATAATTCAAATGCTACATTTGTATTTGTTGTAACTGGTTCATCTGCTGCTAACTTAGTATTAGGTGGTGCTACTAATTACACCCTAAACTATAGTGTTCAACCAACTCCAGCAGCTCGTGGTGATTTTGAAGATCAAGGTACTTTATCTCAAGCTAATCCTATTGTAATTCCTGAGATTAATGTATCATTAAAATCAGAACCAATAGTTGCTAAAACTCGTAAATTAAAAGCACAATGGACTCCTGAATTTGCTCAAGATTTAAATGCATATCAAAGTGTTGATGCTGAAGCTGAATTAACAGGTATGTTATCTCAGTATATTTCAATGGAAATTGATTTAGAATTATTAGATATGTTAATCCAAAATGCTTATACTATTGATTATTGGTCAGCAAGAAATAATAACGTTTGGACAGGTGCTGGCTTTACTCAACAATCAGCTGTAACTGGTGGTTATTACAACACTCAAGGTGGATGGTATGGAACATTAGGTACTAAATTACAAAAAGTATCTAATAAAATTCACCAATTGTCATTGAGAGGTGGGGCTAATTTTATGGTATGTTCTCCAGCAATATGTACTATATTAGAATCAATCCCAGGTTTTGCAACTGATGGTGATGGTGAAAAAGATACATTCAATTTTGGAGTACAAAAAGTTGGTCAATTAAATAGCAGATATAAAGTATATAAAAATCCTTATATGACTGAAAATGTTATATTAATGGGTTATAAAGGTTCTCAATTTTTAGAGTGTGGTGCTGTATTTGCTCCATATGTTCCTTTAATAATGACTCCATTACTATATGATCCGGATACATTTACTCCGCGTAAAGGTCTTATGACAAGATATGCTAAGAAAATGATTAGACCAGATTATTATGGTAAAATATTAGTAGAAGGTTTAGAAACAGTTTAATATTAATTATTAATTAACAATTAAACAAATTAAAGCCCGATTTTTTCGGGCTTTTTTATTGTCATAGTCATTTATACATATTTATAATAAGATACGCTAAAAATTTTATATGATAAAAGTAAGAAATAAAAATAAAATATATCAATTCTCATTAGAAAAAGAATTAATTAATGAATTTGAAAATAGTCAAGAAGCACATAAATCAACAAATTTATCTTCTGATTCAATATTAAAATGTTGCAATGGTAAATTAAAAACAGTTAAAGGATTTATATTTTCATATAATAAAAATTTAACAGAAAAAGAATCAAATTATAAATGCCAAATATGTAATTCAAATGAAACTGTTAGATCTATGGCAATGCATTTAAAATATTTTCATAATAATTTAAAAACAGATGATTATGTTTTAGAATATGGTGAATTTAGACCTAAAAATTTAAAAAACATAGAATTAAAAAATAAATCTACTGTTAAATGTCAAATATGTAACGAAAAACTACTACATAATAGACAATTAATGTTTCATATTAATTCATATCATAAAAATATAACCCAAGAAAAATATATATTAAAATATTATTATAACAATAAACAACCATTATGTAAATGTGGGTGTGGAGGTAAAGTGCAAATACTAATTAACGGTAAAAATTGCGATTTAAATAAAGATACATATTCTAGAGATTATATTAAAGGCCATTGGGACTGGAACATAACATCTCAAGAAGAACAAGAATTATTTAATTATATTTCAAAAATATATAAAAACGATATTATAAGAAACAATAAAACAATATTAGATAATAAAGAAATAGACATATATTTACCTAATATTAATTTAGCTATTGAATATAACGGATTATTTTGGCATTCTGAAAAAATGGGTAAATTAAAAGAATACCATTTAAACAAAACTTTAACAGCTAAAAATAAAAATATTGAATTAATTCATATATTTTCAGATGAATGGAATAACAAAAAAGAAATAGTTAAATCTCGTTTATTAAATAAACTTAATCTAACACCTAATAAAATATTTGCTAGAAAATGTGAAATACGAAAAGTACTAACTAAAGAAAAGGATAATTTTTTAAATAATAACCATATACAAGGAAAAGACAAATCTCAGATTAAATTAGGTTTATATTACAATAATGAATTAGTTAGTATCATGACATTTGGTCATCCTAGAACAGCCATAGGTAAAACTAAATATTCATTAAATCAATACGAATTAGTTAGATTTTGTAATTTAATTAATACTAATGTAATAGGAGCAGCTTCACGATTATTAAAACACTTCATTAAAAAATATCAACCTCAAAATATATATTCATTCTCAGATAATAGATGGAGTAATTGGGAAGATAATATGTATTTAAAATTAGGATTTAAATTTATATCAAGATCTGAACCTAGTTATTGGTATAGTAAAGATTGTTTAAATAGATTACATAGATATAATTTTTCTAAGAAAAATTTAGGAAAAATGGGTTTTGATATATCTAAAACTGAAAAACAAATAATGGAAGAATTAAATTATTTTAAAATATGGGATTGTGGAGTTTCAAGATTTGAATTAAATTTGAAAAGTATATAAAAATTTAATATATTTATTATAAAAAACAATATCATGAATCCTCCAAATAGAGACCGTAAAAATGACATTAAATTAAATATTCAATTAAATGAAGAACAAAAAGAAGGAAAGAGAATAATTATAGAAAACGAAATAGTAGTAGTAACAGGGCAAGCAGGATCAGGAAAAAGTTTATTATGCGCTGCTACAGCGTTGGATTTTTTAATGAAAAAACAAATTAAAAAAATAATAAATACTAGAGCAATGATTGAATGTGGAGATCCAATGGGATTTTTACCTGGAGATAAAGATCAAAAATTTGGTCCATATATGGAAGCATTTGTAGAAAATTTATATAAATGTAGAGATGAACAAGAAATAGATATGTTAATAAAAGATAGAAAACTTCAAGCAATGCCTGTTCAATTTGTTAGAGGCAAAACAGTAGATGATATTTTAATAATTGAAGAAGCACAAAATTTATCAAAACACCAAATGTTGGCATTATTGACACGTTTAGGTAAAGAAGGAAAAATAATAGTTAATGGAGATAATGAACAACAAGATACAAATGATCCCCATAATGGATTAAAATGGCTAATTGAAATGTCTAAACGTATACCTGAAATTAAACACGTTCACTTAAAGGAAAACCATAGAAGCGGGTTAGTTGGTAAAATTTTAGATTATCATTATAATAATAAAAAATAATTAATATTTATAACAAATGAGTAATATTCCTATATGGTCTGGTTCAGGTGGTCCTATTTCAGGTTCAACACCTTTTGGTTTTTATGATTCTGACCCTGAATTTCAAATAGAAGGACCTAAAATAGCATTATGGGTAGCCCAACGTTTAGGATATCCTATACATAATGTAGAACTTCAAGATATTAATATTTATACTGCTTTTGAAGAAGCTATAACTACATATAGTAATGAAGTGTATCAATATAAAATAAGAGATAATTATCTTTCAATGGAAGGTAATATTACTGGATCTTCTAGTTGGAATAATCAACTTATAACACCTAATATGGGTGCTATAATCAGAATATCAGAACAATATGCTAGTGAAGCTGGGGTTGGTGGTAATATAACATTTCATACTGGTTCATTTAAAGTTTTAGCAGGTGTACAAGATTATGATTTAAATGATTATAATTTATGGGCATCTGGTTCTGGTATTACAGGTTCAATTGAAATTAAAAGATTATTTTATGAGCAATCTCCAGCATTAGTTAGATATTTTGATCCATATAGTGGAATAGGAACTCAATCATTATTAGGATCGTTTGGATTTGGTAATACATCTCCAGGTATAAACTTTACTTTAATGCCTGTATATTTTGATATGCAAATAATGCAGGGTATTGAATTTAATGATCAAGTTAGAAGATCAGCATATTCATTTGATTTAGTTAATAATAAATTAAGAATATTCCCAATACCGCAACAAGATTATACTTATTTTTTTCATTATATAATAAAAGATGATAGAAATAGTGTTATAAATAATAATTTAGGAAATGCCGTAAGTGGAAGTGGTGGTACTAATTTAGTAACTAATATATCAAATGTTCCTTATACAAATCCTGTATATTCTCAAATAAATGATTTAGGTAAACAGTGGATTAGACAATTTACTTTAACAATAGCTAAAGAAATGTTAGGGTATATTAGAGGTAAATATCAAACTATTCCTGTTCCTGGTGATTCAGTAATATTAAATAGTAGTGATTTATTATCATCTGCTAAAGAAGAAAAAATAGCATTGTTGGAAAAATTAAGAGCAGATCTAGATGAAACTTCAAGAAAAATGCAGTTTGAAAAAAGAGCAGCTGAAGCTGAATCAATGCAAGCTGAATTAAATAAAATTCCACTTATGATATATATATTTTAAAATGCAGATTAAATTAACCCAATTATTAAAAGAATTAGGCATCAATATTCCAGGACGAGCATCCTTAACGCAGCTAAAGCGTTGGAAAGCAGAAATCCAAGCATCAGACGACAAAATGACCAAAATAAAACTAGCGCTCAAATGCGCTGAAGGCGTTATGTGGATATGGCGTGAGAAATACCCAACCGACAACCGCCCCCAAGCCGCACTTGACGCTATCAAAGAATACATCAAAGACCCAAGCGAAGAAAACAAACAAAACTGCAGAGATGCTGCTAGGGATGCTTGGGATGCTGCTGATGATGCTTATTATGCTGCTGTTACTGCTGCTGCTAATGCTTGGGATGCTTGGGATGCTGCTGCTGCTGTTGCTACTGCTGCTGATAACACTTATTATACTACTGATAATACTGCTAATAATGCTGCTAATAATGCAATCCAAGCCATAACAAACTACCAAAAAGAACACCAACTGAACGAACTAGGCATCAACACTCCAGGACGCGCCACTCTAGAGCAACTAAAGCGTTGGAAAGCAGAAATCAAAGCATCAGACGACATAATGACCAAAATAAAATTAGCACTTAAATGCGCTGAAGGCGTTATGTGGATATGGCGTGAAAAACACCCAACCAACAACTACCCACAAGCCGCAATTAACGCTGTCAAAGTATACATCAATAACCCAAGCGACGAAAACGCGCAAAAATGCAGAAAAGCTGCTGATGCTGCTTGGGATAATGCTTGGACTGATACTAATCGGGCTGTTACTGCTGCTGTTTATACTGCTTATGCTGCTACTAATGCTGCTTATGCTGCTGCTGCTAATGATGATTATGTTGCTGCTACTTATTATGCTGCTGATAATGCTGCTAATAATGCTGCTAATAATGCAATCAAAGCCCTAACCAAGTACCAAGAAGAACGCCAATTAAACGAACTAGGCATTAACGCCCCAGGACGCGCATCCCTAGAGCAACTAGAGCGCTGGGAAGCAGAAATCCAAGTATCAAACGACGAAATGACCAGAATAAAACTAGCGCTCAAATGCGCTGAAGGCGTTATATGGATATGGCGTGAGAAATACCCAACCGATAACCGTCCCCAAGCCGCACTTAACGCTGTCAAAGCATACATCAAAGACCCAAGTGACGAAAACAAGCAAAACTGCAAAAAGGCTGCTGATGCTGCTTATGATGCTGCTACTGCTGTTTATGCTGCTGCTGCTGCTACTTATGCTGCTGCTGCTGCTTGGGATGCTGCTTATGATGCTGCTTATGCTATTAATGATGCTTATGTTGCTGCTTGGGCTGCTAAGTATGCAATCCAAGCTTTAACCAAGTACCAAAAAGAAAAACAACTAAACGAACTTAAATAATACCAAAACATGAATGAAATTAAAAGAATGCAAAAACATGAATGAAATTAAAAGAATGCAAAAATTAGCTGGACTAAACGAACTAGGCATCAACATTCCAGGACAAGCCACTCTAGAGCAACTAAAGCGTTGGCACGCAGAAATCCAAACATCAAACGACAAAATGACCAAAATAAAATTAGCGCTCAAATGCGCTGAAAACATTATGTGGATATGTCGTGAAAAACACCCAACCGACAACCGCCCCCAAACCGCAATTAACGCTGTCAAAGAATATATTAAAGACCCAAGCGCTGAAAACGCGCAAAAGTGCGAAGATGCTGCTAAGGCTGTTTGGGCTGCTGTTAATGCTAATGATAATGCTGTTGCTAATGCTTATCAGGCTGTTGCTAATGCTGCTTATACTACTGTTGATTATCCTGCTGCTCCTCATACTAATGCTGTTTATGCTGCTATTTATGCAATCCAAGCCATAACCAACCACAAAAAAGAACGCCAACTAAACGAACTCAAACACTATCAAAACATGAACGAAATCAAAAGAATGCAACAATTAGCTGGAATAAACGAACTAGGCATCAACACTCCTCCAGGACGCGCCACTCTAGAGCAACTAAAGCGTTGGAAAGCAGAAATCAAAGCATCAGACGACATAATGACCAAAATAAAATTAGCACTTAAATGCGCTGAAGGCGTTATGTGGATATGGCGTGAAAAACACCCAACCAACAACTACCCACAAGCCGCAATTAACGCTGTCAAAGTATACATCAATAACCCAAGCGACGAAAACGCGCAAAAATGCAGAAAAGCTGCTGATGCTGCTTGGGATAATGCTTGGACTGATACTAATCGGGCTGTTACTGCTGCTGTTTATGCTGCTGATGCTGTTGCTGCTGCTGCTTATGCTGTTGTTAATCCTGCTTATTATGGTAACGATATTTATGAGGAGGCTTCTTCTGCTCGTGCTGCTGCTAATAATGCAATCAAAGCCCTAACCAAGTACCAAGAAAAACGCAAATTAAACGAAATCCAACATGTAATTTATAAAATTGAAGCATTAATTAAAGTAACAAATGATATAAATAAAACATTTGTTTATAACTCAATCAGAGGGATAAATGGAGTAGTAGTAGTATCAGTAGAACAAAATAATTATTTAGATTCACAAAAAACAGATGAATACAGTTATTCATTATTAAAAATTAAATATATGGTAACTACAAAACCTGAAGATGATATTAATATAATAAAGAAAAAAGCTTTAATAAGTGATAAAATAGAAGGTTTAATTCAATTTTTACCAAGATTTCAAACAATTCAAAAAATAGGAGAATATTAAAAATGAGTTTATACGGAGAAAATAGAGATATCTCATTTATAAGACACATAAATAGAGAATTAATAAATAATATAATTGAACAAAAATGTGGTTTTTATAAATTATCACTAAACCAAACTGACTCAAATATATATGGAGAAAGTAATGGTAACAAAACATATAATGACCCAATTTTAATTAATTGTTTAATTGATAGAGGAGAACAAAATTCTAGTTCTGATAATGAAGGAATTGATATAAATAGAGATGTTAAATTTAGATTTTTAAGAGATGATCTAGCAGGATTAAGTTTAAGTACAGAATTAAATCAAGATGGAAAAGGATTTGCATATAATATAGTACCAGAAATTGGGGATGTTATTTTATGGAACGAAGATTATTATGAAATAGATACAATAGTTGAAAATCAATTAATTTTAGGTAAAGATCCTTCATACTCATATTCAAACAACACAACTGATTTTGGTAATTCATTATCAATTATAGTATCAACTCATTATACACGTCCAGAAAAATTAGGCATTGGGGTTCAAAGATTATAATATTTATTGGAAATAACAAATATGAAAATATGTACAAAATGCAAAATACCAAAAGAATTAGATCAATTTTGTAAAAAAAAGGATAGTTCAGATGGGTATCATATATATTGTAAGATTTGTAGAAATGGAATAAGTAAAAGTGAATATCAAAACAATATTGAATGTAAGAAAGCATATTATCAAATTAATAAAGAACATAAATTAAAATACCAAAACCAATATAGACTTGATAATTTGATTAAAATTAATAAATATAATTTAAAATATCAAACGGATAATAAAGGAAAAATTTTAAATAATACTAAAATTTATAGAAAGAAAAGATATAATGTTGATGAAAAATTTAAATTAGGAATGATATTAAGAGGTAGATTACATAGAACACTTAAATCACAAAATGCACATAAATTAAATAAAACATTAATCTTATTAGGTTGTACCATTATTGAATTTAAACAACATTTAGAACAACAGTTTAAACCTGAAATGAATTGGTTAAACCACGGAATAATTTGGGAAATTGATCATATCATATCTGTATATAACTTTGACTTAAAAGATTCAAAACAACAAGAAGAATGTTTTCATTATACAAACATGAGACCATTATTTAAAACTACTAATATTGCCAAATCATTTGGATATACTAATGAAGTAGGTAATCGAAATAGAGAAAGAAAATAATAAATGAGAAAATTAAAACCAATACCAAAAAATAAATCTGAAGTAACTCAACTTGCTTTAGAACCACCTTACTTAAATAATAAGGGGGATTCTGATACTGTATTTACTCATATTAGAGCTAATGAAATATCTGTTAAAGATGATAAAATAAAAGATTTATCAATTGGATTACAAGATATAGACAATGCAGTACTACAACATTTTATAAACAATATCAAACCTAATGTTATACATAATAATGTTAGATTAGAAGTTCCTGTTATTTATGGTTCACCTGAGCGTTGGAAATCAATTCAAAAAGATGGATTTTATAGAGATAAAAATGGTAAATTAATGGCACCATTAATTATATTTAAACGTGAAAGTGTAGAAAAAGTTAGAAATCTAGGAAATAAATTAGATGCAAATAAACCTCATTTATACCAAGCATTTAAAGAAAAATTTAATGTTAAAAACTCATATGATAAATTTTCTATATTAAATAACATAATTCCCTCTGAAAAATATTATTTATCTGTAATACCTGATTATGTAAAATTAACATACAGTTGTATTTTATTTACTGATTATATAGAACAAAATAATAAATTAATAGAAGCTATTGAATATGCTTCTGATTCATATTGGGGAGACTTTGAGAAATTTAATTTCAAAGTCAATATTGATAATTTTACAACAGCAACAACAGTAGAACAAGGTCAAGATAGAGCTATAAAAACAACATTAAATCTTATTTTAAATGGTTATATTATATCAGATACAATTAATAAACAATCTGTAGATAAAAATAGATATTTTTCAAAATCTCAAATAATATTTGATATTGAAACAACTGGATCATTATGATAAATAGACGTAGAGTAATATTAGATCCTTTTTTATCAGGTTCATTTAGAAATAATACATCTGGTACTGCATCATATGGTAATAATCTTACTAATTTTGTAATTTCTGGTTCATTTATAGGACAACTTTCAGGTACAGCATCTTATGCTTTATCAGCTCCATCAGTTTCAGCTTCATATGCATTAAGTTCATCATGTGCTGATTTCGCAAATAATACACAAAATGCTGTATCTGCATCTTATGCTGAATCAGGGTCTTATGCTGAATCAGCGTCATATTCTAACAATGCTACTTCAGCATCATATGCTACTTCAGCATCATATGCAGATACAGCATCTTATGCTTTATCAGCTCCATCAGTTTCAGCTTCATATGCATTAAGTTCATCATGTGCTGATTTCGCAAATAATACACAAAATGCTGTATCTGCATCTTATGCTGAATCAGGGTCTTATGCTGAATCAGCGTCATATTCTAACAATGCTACTTCAGCATCATATGCTACTTCAGCATCATATGCTACTTCAGCATCATATGCTGTTAATGCAAAAGAAGGAACTCAAAACTTTACTATTTTTAATAAAGATTCAGGAACAGCATCATCTGCTTCATTAGAAATTAGTAACAATGCAGGTAATGTAAATGATGCTATTAGGTTTAGTATATTAGGAACAAAGTTTACTCCTTCAGGTATGAATCTTAAAAATGCAGGAGTTATATCAACTGAAGCTAATATATTAGGTGGGTTATCTATAGGAACTAAACATCCTTCAGGTTCAATAAGATTTTATACTAATAATGCTAATTTAAGATTAACTATTGATTTTAATGGTTATTCAATATTTAATAGTAGAATTGAAGGAACTCAAGCTACAATAATGAGTGCTAATGATTTAACATTAGGAAATGCTAATTGTTTCTTAGTTGGAGGAAATACACAAATAAACGCAATTAATACAGGAAGCTGGCAAGCAGGTAGCATAGTATATTTATCATTTGATAGTAATATTATTATTAAAAATAATAAAGTAGGTAGTGCAGGAACAGCACCTTTAAAATTATCAGGTTCAGTTGATTTTTTAGCTACTGCTGATGATGAACTGCAATTAAGATGGAATGGAACTAACTGGAAAGAAGTTTCAAGAACTATTATATAATAAATATGGAAAATAACTTTGAATTAAAGTTGGAATCTGAAAGAGAATAACTTATATTGGGTAGAGATGATTATTTGAATAAAATAAATTCAAAAATAGAATATTAATTATAAACTTGATAATATAAATATTTTAATTAAAAACAAATGAGTGATTTTTTAACAATAGTTAAAACATGGATAACGTCATATAATCCAACAGAAGAAGAACAAAATATAGCTAATGAAAGAGTTAAAGAATGTAATAAATGTGAAAAAAACACATATTTAAAATTATTTGGAACTTATGTTTGTAATGAATGTAATTGTCCGATATCAAAAATAATATTCATAAACAATAAAAATAAATGTAAATTAAAAAAATGGAAAAATTAACACAACAAGAACAAGAACAAATTAAATTTTTACAAGATGGTATGGTAAATAATTTATTTGAATTAGGTAAATTAACGGTAGATTTAGAAAATATTAAAAATGCAGAAATTAAATTAATAGAAGATAAAAATAATATATTATCAACTTTAACAAATTTAGGTAAACAAGAAAAAGAATTATTAGATTGTTTAAGAGATAAATATGGTGAAAATATAAATATTAATTTAGAAACATATGAAATTGGATAGTTGTTATAAAAATTTTTATATATTTATAGATACAATAATATAATTTAATAAATATGGAACAAATAATTTCTCCTGGTGTATTTCAACAGGAAAATGACAAAAGTTTAATAACACAAGGTCCCAAAAATGTTGGGGCTGCTATAATAGGGCCTACTGTTAAAGGAATTCCAATGGTACCTACTGAAGTAACATCATACTCACAATATCTTCAAATATTTGGAGATATATTTCAAAGCGGCAGTAATTACTATGAATATTTTACTTCAATAGCTGCTAAAGAATGGTTTAGTGGTGGAGGTAAATCACTTTTAGTAACTAAAATAATTTCAGGATCAACTGGGTATGATACATTTGCACAATCAACTATATTAAATAAAACTTCTACTGTAGCATCAGCTTCAGTTTTATTAGCTAATGCTATTAATAATACAGGTTCATTTAATGTATCAACTGGTGGGAACACATACACATTTCAAATAACTACTGCTTCATTAGTAGATACAGATAATACATTTTATATATTAATGGCTGCTAATACTGCTTCTACAGCTGCTGCTATTGCAGCTAAAGTTAATTCTAAACACACATATGTTAGGGTTTCAGCAACTACTGGTTCATTAGCATCTACAATAACTTTTAAATCAACAGTACCAGGAACAGTTGATACTGTTGTATCAGGTTCTGATCTGAATAATAATACAGATGTTACTAGTTTTATAGTAGAAACTCTAGGTTGGGGAAATTCAATGAATAATAGTGGAAGTATTATAGCAGGTAGTGCTAATATTTTATCTTCAGGTTCAAATAATAATATAAAATGTGAAATAAGTTATGTAAATGATACAACAGGTAATTTTACATTATTAGTTCGTAGAGGAGATGATTCAGATATTGATAAAAATATTTTAGAAACATGGTCTAACTTATCATTAGATGAACAATTACCTAATTATATAGGTCGTGTTATTGGTGATCAAAAATTAACATATAATGTTACTGATCAAATATTACAAATATCTGGTGATTATCCAAATAATAGCCAATATATTAGAATTAAACCAGGTAGTATAAATAAAATTGCAAATTCTATATTGCCTAATGGGTTATTTAATAAATCATTATCAAAGGGATTACCTTATGTAAGAAGTGGAAACAATTATGGTGCATTTTCAGGAGGTTTAGCAGCTACTAAATTAAATGGTATATTTAATGAAAATATAACCTCAGTAGCAACTAACTGTCAAGGATTTACATATTTAGATTATATACCTGCATTAAATTTATTAGCTAATAAAGACGAATTTCAATTTAAAATTTTATTAGTTCCAGGTGTAACTTTAGGAGACGGACCATTAAATCAAATTGCTGATGATGTTATAGCATTATCAGAAGGCAGGGCAGATAATATTAATATAATTGATGCTACATCATATGGTCAAACACCAGCTGCCGCTATTGCAGCATCAGCTGCAAGTACTTCAACATATGCTTCTACTTATTACCCTTGGGTTCAAGTTTATAGTTCAAATTTAGGAAAAGCAGTATGGGTTCCACCATCAGTAGTAATGGGAGGAGTTTATGCATTTAATGATCAAGTAGCAGCCCCATGGTTTGCACCAGCTGGTATTAATAGAGGAGGAATAGG